GTTTAAGCAATTCGTCTCGTTTGTAGAATACCTTGCATCCACGGTCCAGCAATCTCTGTCCTCCCGCTGGGTCTGGCATCTTGTCCGCTGGCCACATGAAACTACACGTTACGAAGTGTCTTGAATCTTGTGGTCCCGACAGCAGTTCGCCGTCCTCCCAGTTCTTGAACACGTACACGTCTAGTTCATCCACAACACGCTCGAAGTCTTTGAGTATGGAAAGAGTAGGACCCACAGCGTATAGTGATTGTACATTTTTAATGATATCTAAGACGTCATGCATAGCAAGTGTTATTTATCAGTAATATGTCACTTGTAAAATATGCATAGTTATTTTGGAAATTTGATCGTAAGTATTTGCACATGAGTCCACTACAGAGACACATCAAATCACAATCCAACACAACCTACGAGGAGCCCTATGCTACCATATCAGAGCCTACAACTGCGACCACTGTTCCAACGCAAACTGTGGAAACTAATGAGGAAGAAGCGTGTATTCGACAAGCGAGTCAAGATGTACATGCTGAACCAGGACTGGCTCAAGATACGGAAACAGAAGGATCGTAGGAGGCGCAGGGTACTGAGGAAGATTTTCAAGGCCACACAACTGGCCTACTTGCGTCGCGTGTGTGCGTGATTATTTGACGAATTGATCCATGGCCTCAGCGTACCACTGGCGGTAATGCTGTTCTATGCGTTCATAGGGCACCTGGTCCCTCTGTGCCACCGGTATGCCCGGTAGTTCGTTCTTGACGACTTCCTTGTTGACGAGATCAAGTATCACGGTGTATTCCTGTGCCTTGCCTGGCCCTATCTTCTTCTTTGACAGTTCCACGAACTCGTCGAACTTCTTGTCTGCTTTTATGATGTACTTGACACAGAAGTATCTCTTCTTTGCGTGTTTGCTACCCATTCTGTAACCTCGCTAGTTTTATCATGCATGACGCAAGATTTATCTCTGGATCTGCCACGAACGAATGATCCACCAACGCCTGCTTGATGATCAGCACCGCTTTGTCCTGTGCGTCCTCGTCTTTGGATATCAGTTCCAAGTTGTCATACAGCCATCTGTAGATGTCCTCACACTCCTCTGGCCTCGCCTGTGCACACACCAGTTTCCTGGCCTCCTGTATCCGACCCTGTTTGAACAGTTCCACCATCTCCAGCCTGTAGTCCTGTTGTCCTGAGTCACCTTTTGCGGGTGGCATCAACTTGCCATCCCTGACATTCTGTTGCACCATGTTGATGCACTTCCTAAGATCTGGATATGAAGCCTTCACATAGGTGTCCAAGGTGTCTATGTCCTGGTCCACTTTCTCTGCGATCAGTATTTCGGCCACACGTGCGGTGAATTCTGTCTTGTCTATGGTCTCCATGTGGAATCCTTGACATCTAGAATGCAGTGCGGGTATGACCCTGTTGGGATAGTTGCAGGTCAGTATGAATCTCGCTGATGTGTGATATGCTTCCATCACGCCACGCAGTGCGGCCTGTCCGTTTGGACTCATGTAGTCAGCCTCGTCCAACAGCACATACTTGTACGCCCCGAAAGGCATTATCTGCACGAAGTTGTTGATCTTCTCCCTGACCGTGTCGACACTGTTTTCTCTTGAAGCGTTTATCTCCAAGATGTCATAACTTGATACGTCCAGTTCATGGAACAGCATCTTGGCCAGTGTGGTCTTGCCCACGCCCGGTGCTCCTGATAACAACAGGTGTGGTATGGACTTCTCATCGATCCAAGATTGTATCTGTTGTCTTTGTGCCTCGTCCCTGACCACGTACTCCTTCAGAGTCTTAGGTCTGTATGTTTCTACCCATAAATCTTTCATATGTGCTATATTACAGAAGTTTCCTTGGCTTGTCTATATAATTGTTCCGATGCCATGTTTTTACCTTTGGCCTCCACCTGTATGTCGAAGTTTTCCGAGAACGAAAGTGCCCAGTCATTCACTGCTCGGTTTGGTAACAGGTCTGAGTGTGCCCTAAGTTTCTGTTTCTTGCATCCACGTTCCAATAACATTTTAATGTCATGCATCTCGTTGTGTGTGCGTTCACCAAGTTCTGCTACCGCTAGGTGTTCGTCTCTTGAATACGAGTAGTGCATACTGGGTCTTTGACCACGCCACGAATCTATCACACGTTTGACCCTGTCGTCCGTGGGTTCTATGTATTCCTCGTCACGGATCCAATGATGATGGATGTCTAAGACCAGTGCTAGATCTTTTTCCAATTCTAGACTCTTCTCTAGTCCGTGTCCCATCTCGTCATTCTCGATTGTGATGAGATTCCTCGCCTCCGTTGATAATTTAGGTAGTGCCTTCCTGATGCCGTCTGGTCCTTGACGGCCTGAGATGTGTACATTAATTTTACAACCATCCTGGAATGATCGACCAAATCCCATCCATCTGGCCATGTCCGCGTGGTACTCGAATTCTTCTATGCTACGTTCCACTATGTCTGGTGTGTCTGACGCCAGCACACAGAACTGTCCTGGATGGAACGAAACTTTTACATCCAACTTCCTGGCCATCTCGCCCACTGGGGCGAATAGATCCTGTAGATGATCCTGTATGTCCTGCTGTTGCCACCATGACTTCCAGTCCTTCTCGGTGTAGCCCTGTAGCATCTCGCTACCAAGTCTAACCATCCTACGTTCAGGTGGCAGTGTGCCCACACGTTCTATCAATCTACGTGCGGCCGTGGTGTTGTGAGTCATGATGTCCCACTGTCGCTGTTCGGCCTCTTCTTTGTGTTCTCGGAGCCAACGCATCGTGGTCGATCTTCCGTTGAGATCTCGGTCCTTGGCGTTGACCTTCATGCCGCCAAACTCCGACTCGTCATTGAGCCATTTGCAACAGAAACCAAAACGCTGTATCATCCTACAATTATAGCACTGATTGTTTATTTGTCAATTTGTGATTGGGCCCAATCGTTGATCAATCCGGATACTTTTAAGCGGAATTTTGAATCCCTGTCAACATCTCTGAGGATCTTGTTGGCCTTTGCCAGTTGTAATCCTTGTGCCACTGGTAATTTTATTGCTATTGCCGTTTTCTTGCGTTGCTTCTTCAGTGCCTGTACCCTGTGCCAACCGTCCAATAATATAAAGTATCCGGAATCCTTTATGGGTGCCACGAGTATTGGCTTTTGCTTTTTGTTCTTCGTCAGTCCTTTGATCCAGTTTCTCTTCTCTCGGTTCAACGGTCGTTCAACACCCAGTCCGATGTCCGCCATTGTCACTAATTTTTTGATTTCTACTTGGATCGCCTTAGTCATTGCCCGGCAGTGAAGTCATCTGTCGCATGCCGCCAGTGTTGATGTAGCCGGCCTGCCTGTTGTTGAAGTCTGGTTCTTCCTGTGATACTAGGAGTATGTCATTCTCGTCGATCATCCTCACCTCCAATTCCTCGCCCGCCTTCTTGACCTTGAGTGCCCTTGACCATCTGCCATGTGCCACAAGTAACCATTCGCCTACTTTGACATCATATTGTTCCTTGCCAACTGCGTACACTTTAGCCCATCTTGGGTGTATGCCCGCTTCTGTGCCATCGTCGTCCATGAGTATGATTCCACCCTTTGATTTTGTTGCTCCAAACTGCATGTCTGAAACCAACACTCTCTTCTTCAGTGGTGTGATGTCATAGTCAACGGTGTACTGCTTTCCACCATGTGATCCAAATCCTTTTGCTTGTAGGTCTTCTATCTGTCCCATATTGGACTATATTAGCAGATTTATTCCAATCCGTCAAGAGCGGCGTCTATGCCTTTTTTCTCCGTGGTCTCTGTCTTGGGCTTGAATGTCTCCACTGGTGTGGGTTCCGCTTCTACCTTGGGTGCCACAACCGGTTCCGGTGCTGGCCGTTGTTTGACTTCTGTCTTGGTGACAGGTGTCATTGTTTGTACGGTCTGTTTTGGCGGTGTCCTTGGTGCCGGAGCGGGTTTGGCCCTCGCTGGTGTGTCATCCACCATGCCCCTAGGTTGCTCGTAGTATTTTTTTATGACTGTCTCTTTCTTGGTAACGACTTGTCCACCTGGACCCAACACGTCTCCACGGGCGTTTACGTTCATGTTACCGACCGCCTGCACGGTTTCATTGGCCGCTCTCAGTTTCTCTATGTCCACCATACGTCCCTGCATGGTTCTGTACATTCTTTTTCTTGTGGGTCTTGCTACCATATTAATATGCTCCTATATTGATTACTTATCATCGCAGGAATTCGGTGATGTCCAAATTGTACAGCATGGGATTGATCTTGTGTACTCCTATCAGGAACAGACAGAAACTGGCCACGCTGGACCCCCTGCCCACACCCCACACTATGTTATTGGCCCTCAATGTGTCCACGAAGTAGATCAGGAATTGTAGCACTCGTATAAATTTCTTTTTCTCGAATAGATCATATTCCATTTGAACCCTAAATCTTTCTTCGTCGTTTTGACATCGTTCTAATAGCCATTCCAAAACATTTATTTGATAATACTTCTCTGGCATGCGCCAGTTGTTGATATTCTTTTGATCAAAATCTTCGAGTGATTCTCTATCGGGTGTTGTTTTTATGGCTGGCAGATCTATTCCCAACTCTTTGAGTGCTGTGTTGTATTTTGTTACGTCTTCAAAAAAAAGTTTTGAAATGTCAAAGTCTGGATTCGTGTAAAGAAGTTCCAGTGCATCCTCTTCGGAGAATGTCACGTCACCGTGTTTATTTGTTTTTGTCTTTTCCACCATCTAGCACCTTTGGGTTGAACTCGAATATTTTAGCATGTTCCTGGTGCTGTTTGTCAATGGTAATCTTCTGATCATTCCAACTGAAGTGTCCTGTGTATATGCCTTTGTCCAATTCCTCATCATATGTTGCCGTGTCTGGCCTCAACCACCATGGATCGAATTTACTGAATTTTTCCGAGAACCAGTCAGGCCTATCTAAAAGTATAAGCTCTCTGCTGTCTTTGTCAACCGTGTAGGTAATACCATCTCCCTGCCACGAACTCAGTGAGACATGATTTATAGTGATATTGGATTCTAGGATGCTGTTGGCCTTGCAGAAGCACACCGCCGCCATGATCTGATCATAGGGAGGTCGAGGCAGTTCAATGAATCTGTTTTTGCTGTTAGATCGTAGCACTGGATAGAGTCTTTCCTCCCTCCATGTGGTAATGGTATTGGCGAACACCTGCTCGAACAGATTCTTCAACCTGTCGAAGTACTCTGTTTGCTCCTTGAGACTTGCGGTGTGCGGTGTCAGTGATAACTCAACACTGTACTCGTTGGGGAAAAGTTCTCCGTCGACTATTATTATGCTTTTGAATTTGGTCTTCCAAGTGAAACTGCCTGACATCGGCAATATTTACTATTCCATGTTTATGAGGTCACCGATATCTGGTTCGTTACGAAGTTTCTTGTTGTTCTTGTGCCATTCCTCGACACGCCTCTGTTTTATGGCATCACGATATGTGTTCAATGCCAACTGAAGATTGTGTAGCATCTCAGGATTACGTCCACGTCTGGCGATCGCCACCTTCCTTGACAGTTCCTTGATGCGTTTGGAGATGTCCTCCTCGCTCATGTTGCCGATCTCTTCTTGTAATGGATGGAAATACATCACCACCTCCTATTAGATGTAGTTGTCGCCTAACTGGTGCATCAGTATCGTTGTGCCCGCATCCGGTGACATGAACTCATAAAGGTATCTGCCCGAGGTCGGTACCGTGATGGTGTCCGAACTACCGTCTCCACCTGACACATTCCCCGCGACCAACACCGCGCTTGGTATCGTTATGGTGTGTGCGGTTGATGCCACTGTCACGTCCAGTATGATCCTGCCCAGTTTACCTGTGGCCGGTAGGTTAAGGAAACTCAGTGTTATCGTTCCTGTTGTGGTCAACGTCTGGTAGTGTCCGTTCTCATGGTTCAGTGTGATTGTTCCGTCTATGGAACCATGTGCGTACACCGTCTCTGAGTTGTCTTTTAATTCGGCATCCGTGATAAGATTGCCGGAGAAATCATTTGAAGCGTTGAGGCTGGCCTTGTTAGACTGTAGTGCCTCTATCTCGGTCTTGGCCTCTGTGAAGTTGTTCTTGGTTGCCGTGAAGTTGTCCCTGAAGCCCTGTGAACTGTTGTCCTGTCCGGCTACTGGATACGTCCCGTCTATGTTTCCTGGTACTATGTTGCTCGCCATTATGTTATGTCCTTAAATCTTAGGTATTTATCGTTCAATCTCTCCACCCTGATAACATCTCCGTCCGCGGGCACTGAAGCGACGTTGAAAACAATGGTGGTTCGTTGATTGGCCACGTCGTGTGTGATATGGTAATCTGTGCCATCACCGGTGTCATCGCGTGTCTGTGTGGTTGATCCAACTTTTACCAAAATGTCTTCTTCATGCACTATTTCATCCAGTTGGAATGACAGTGTTGAGCCATCACCAGTGAAAGACACCGGAGATATCTTGCTCTTGCTCACGGTGTATCTGTCTATGATGAAGTCGATGTTCTTGAAGTTTAGGTTCAGGTCCTCAATCCGCTTCTTGAATTTGGCGGAAGTGCCAGGTTTACAGTACAGTATGGGCACAGCCTTGGTGTAGCCCAATGGGCCTTGCTGTCCGGCCTGCTCGGTCTTCATCCAGAGCGGCAGGAACGTCCACTCGTCGTGTCCCAGGGCCTTGATCCTGTCCCTCATGTTCTCCACGGCGTTTGGACGAATCGTTGTGGCACCGGTCTCAACGCCCTCGTTGTTGACGAATGGGTCAACCATATCTATGTATATCACTTCATACAGCACCGTTCCTCCCTGTTTGGCCACCGCTGTCTTGATGTCCCCGAACCAAAGTGTGATGGGTGCGTGGTTCAAGTCCATCTGGTTTTGGAATGTTGTGAGTGTCTGCGCCTCGATGCCCGCCATCATCAGCATCTCAGGCACCAACTTCATGCCGAAGTTTGAGTCCTCTGGACGATATATCTCTTCCGGAGAGTTGATGTTGGGATCCTGTGCTATGTTGTAGAATATGTTTTGGTCGATGAACGACGTGGCGTGTCCCATCATGTTACCATACTCAATTGTGGTGTAAGGTATGTTGATTGTGAGCGTGAATTCCTTGGTGGACGCTGACTCCTGGTATTGGTCACTCACAGTCACAGTGAACGTGAATGTTCTCGTGGAGTCCGTGAAGTCGCTTGGGTCTATGGTGCCCACTAGGTTGCCCAGTGGTGAGAGGGTGATACCGGTCGGTAGTGCCCCGCCCGTCACGGAATATGATAGAACCCTATTTGGCTCGTCCGCCACTGCCTCTATGGACAGTGTGCTCGGAATATCTGCAGTCAAAGTGCCCACGTTGGTGGGTGTGGTAAATCCTATGCCGATGTCTATCTCTCCCAGCACGGTCATGGTGAAAAGTTTATCTGAGTACACCAACTGTCCGGTGTCCATGGTTCTTGTGGCTCTGATGGTGAATGAATAATCTTTCGTCACCTCTCCCTGTCGGGGAAGGAATCCATATATCTCTCCCGAGTTAGGATCAACTTGTAATCCCGGGGGCAGTGTGCCCGCCTGTAGGGTGTAAACAAGATCATTGCCCGTTGAGTCAGCGTCATCCACATCTATCTTGATAATCATCTGGTTGTCGTGCCTGAACGTGCCGAGGTCACTTTCCGTGGTGAACACCGGCCTACGCTGAGACGTGTGATCCATTGTGATTGGAAAATTGTTTATCTCGGTCATGTCTATGGTGATATTGGGGTTGTTCACGTTCCAGTACGCGGCCGAATATACGAATATGCTGTTTTCCTGTGTTGTCACAGATGTGCTGTCACTGACCCTCACTGTGATTGGGAAGGTCATGGCTATCTGCCTCGTTGAATCCTCGAAGTAGTCATCTGTGAGTTGGCACGTGCCTGAAAGTAGTCCATCCTCTCGCAGTGTCAGTCCAGGCGGCAGTATGCCCGACACCACCTCGAACTTTTTAGATCCACCCAATCTCGTGTCCTCGTCAGTGGCCTGGAACTGGAAGTTAACGTACTCACCATCCAACACCCAGTACAGTCCCACACGTGTGGAGTCGTCCAGTTGCAGTTGTCCTGATGCTGTTGTGAAAACTGGTGCGTCCTGTCCCTCTATGTCTATCGAAAAAGTCCTGTCCGTGATCTGGGAACCGGCCGTGGCACGCACGACGAAGGTGTAAAGAGTTCTCTTGGCAACCGTGGCCGGAGTCCCCGTCAGCAGGCCCGTTGATGTCACCCTCATGCCTGAGGGCAGACTTCCTGCTATCACTGAGTAAGTTATGGCCGTTGAATCACTGGTGTTCGCCTCCAGTTGTAGTGAATACGAACTGTCCTCGTTGAATGTGGCCAGTTTGCCTGCTGTGGTAGTCCACACCGGTGTTGCCATTGATCTTACTCCTTACACGGGTATTTATTGTAGATCAGCGCCTGTCGTTCTGGGTGCGTTGCCAGTGTTCTATGTGCTGTCTTATGCCCTCACGATCAACTGCGTCCGTGGCACGCTTGAGCTGTTCCTCTAACCTTGCGATCTCTGATCGCGGTGACTTGTGGTGTGGTCTTCTGTTGTTTCTTCTCATTAGTGATTTGTCAGTAGTTTACACTACTTTATATTATAAGTCTATTGTTGTCCTTTGGAACTTGAAAACTGTGCTGTCACTGGTGATGTTTGTAGCCAGCAATCTCACGCTTCCATTCAAAATATCAGCAGACAACTGTGCTATCGGCAACGAGGATCCATCCCCTTCATAGTTAGATAATTCACCAAATACTGTGATGTATGCCTCTGTTGTGCTGTCTGCACTAGGTCCGTGTACTACATTGGCCTCTACCATCTCGTATCTATCATTAGTGGTATCTGATATCGAGATGAAGTACTTGGCACTCCTGTAAGAGGCCGAGTCGAATGTGTCTATCACGGTAGTGGCCGATGACGCCACAGTTGTTGTGTTGTCGTTGATGTCCGAATGATTTAGTGAAGCACTGGCTGTGGCGAATCCCAACTGGCCTGATCCGTCCGTCTTCAGTAACTGTCCTGTGGTTCCGTCTGCGGTCGGGAAAGCAAATCCACCTATCCTTACAGTGCCTGTGCCACTGCCGTCTAGTATAAGGTCCGCGTTAGATTGGTTGGTGAATATTTGATTGTCGTTGATGGTGACACCATCGATTGCGGCCGAAGTTGTGGCTGTTACTGTTGTGAATGTGCCAGCAACGGCAGTTGACGCACCTATCACTGTGTTGTCTATGTTTCCGCTGTTTATATCGACCTTGTCTATGACAACATAACCAGTACCTGATGCCGTCAAAAGTAGGTCGGAGTTGGTCTGTGTCGTTGTGATCTGATTGTCTCTGATTTGTATGTTGCCGTCAATCGTCAAAATGGAATCAACAGTGACCTGTCCTGTGCCGGCTGGTGCCAGCGTTATGTCTGCTCCTGATCCTGTGGAAGTCTGAATAGCATTGTTTCTAATTCTTAGGTCATTAATGTGTACTGATCCAGACCCCGATGGTATTAACTTGATAGAATCATTGGACCTAGTGGCCTCTATGTTGTTGTCATTGATACGTATTGCCGGGAACACTATCGAACCTGTTCCTGATGGTGCGAACACGAGGTCGTCGTTGGACCTGTTGGCCCGGATCTCGTTTCCACTTATTGTTATGTCTTCCGTGAACAAAGGAGATGCATATATCTCGTTGAAGTTGTCATTGACCTTGTCCATTGCCGTACGCAATGGGTCACCTGTACCGTCATTGGCCGTTGATCCTATGTTTAAAGTCTGTTGTGCCATGTTATACCTTTATGGGTCTCCTTACCAATTTAATCACCTGGTTGTTAGTGTTATTTACTGTTCCTAGCAACCTTACGTTGCCGCCAGATATGTCCGCCGAGAATTCTATGGTGTCATACACGCTGGATCCGTCACCGTCACCGTTGTCCACACCACCGAAAACGCTGATGTATGCTGTGACACCGTCGTGTGTGACTGTGGCGTCTATCAGCCTGTACCTGTCTGCCGTGGCGTCTGATATCTGTAGGTGATACTTGACACTCCTGTATGTGCTGGCGTCCCATGTGTCCACTACCTGTGCCGAAGAGCTACTGCCCAGCACCGTCGCCGTAGAGTCGTCCACGTGTGACACGTCAAACAGTATCGCGGAGTTGACGAAAGTCAGCGTACCGTTCCCGTCGGTCTGTAACACCTGTCCCGCGTCACCGTCCTGGTTGGGCAGTGACAAACCGTTCACAACCACGACTCCCAGTGCCAATCCATTTACCTCTAGATCGGCATTAGATTGCGTTGCTTGGATATGGTTGTCTGTTATCTGGACACCAGTGGTGCTCAATGAGTCCGTTGTTATTGTAGTGAATGTTCCAGCGGCCGGGGTAGATGCACCTATAACGGTGTTGTCTATAGATCCTTCGTCAATGTCTATTTTTGTCACTTGCACCGAACCGGTTCCTGAACCACTTAACTCTAAATTCGAGTTGGATGTTGTTGTTTGTACCTTGTTGTCTTTCAAATTGATGTTACTGTCAACAGTGAGGCCATTGTTGAAGTATACTGTCCCACTGTCGGAGGCAAATTGCAGATCGGCATTTGAAGCATTGGTCGACAGTGTGCTATCTTTAAGGCTTATAGTGTCTATCACAACAGATCCTGTACCATTTGGAATTAATCTCAAACTTTCGTTGGTCCTCAAATTTTCTATGTTGTTATCGTCAAATCTGATTACGGGAAAACTGATCGAACCTGTGCCCGCCGGCTTCAGCACTATGTCCGCGTTTGACAGTGTGCTACTGATGTTGTTCTGTACTATTCCTATGTGTGACTGCACCGCGCTGGTGGCATACAATTCTGTGAAGTTTGAGTTTATCTTGGCACCCGCTGTCCTGATTGAATCACCGGTACCGTCCGCACCTCCCAATGTACCTAGATCTATTGTCAGTTTTGCCATAATTTAATGGTATTTATGGTTATCCTCGACGCCTAATTCTGGTCCTAGGATATATCGTGCCCGTCGTGGGTTTGGTGTTCACGTCTTTGTTGTAGGTGTTGAACGCCATGTTACCTGATGTGGCCCTGTGATTCTTCCACAGTGCTATTCTGTCTATGTCAGCACCGTCTAGGCTCACTCTTGTGTTTACGTCTACGTTTATTGCGTCTGCAGTGTCCTGCATCAATCCTGTGACAGCATTGTTTTGTAAATATGTTCTTGCTTGTGCTTGTGTGAGTGTAGGATATACTTCCGCCAAACAGGCCAACATACCTGCTATAAAAGGTGCCGCGTAACTTGTGCCGGTTTGCGTACCCATTGCGTCCCATTTTGGTGTATTGTTTTCCTGTCCGTAATAGGGATTACCATAGGTAATATCGTCTTTCATCATGGCGCCCATACAACGTTCTCCTGCGGCATATACATCTATGCCCGGACCCCAGTTGCTGAAGTCTGCTTTGCCTTGATCTGTGTTGTCGCTGAGTGCTCCTACGTTTATTGCTCCGTTGAATGAGAAGTTGTCGCCACGCATATAGTAATCTCTGAATGGATAGTAGCCATTGAAGAAATAGTCTTTGTTCGCATACGCGGCGCCGGCCACCATGTAGTTGTCATAGTTGTCGCCACCCGATACATCAGTGTATCTGTTGTTGTTGCCACCTGAAGTGACCACGATGACGCCTTCTGCTATGGCATCTACTAGA